GTAGAAACTTGGAATAATTGTTCATTAGATCCTAATGCTGATAATTATATTGATAAATTAATTGGTAATCAAGTTATAAATATAGCAGGTTCTACAGTAGATCCATATTTACAATGGAGTGGATCTTTTCCAAATAATTCTAAATATGTAAGAGTTGAAACAATTAAACAAACTATAGATTATCTTGATGATAATGGTGATGTTAGAGTATCAGATTTTACAGGTTCAATACCAGCTATTGGTAGTGGTTCTTCGGGTGGTGTATTTGAGGGTGGTAAAGATGCTACTACTGTTACTCATCCAATGACATTTAATGAGAATATTACTAATGCTAGTATGCAAGGACTTGATTTGAGTGGAAATGATGGACAGGAATATATAAAGGCTCTTAATTTATTATCAAATGCAGATGAATATGATTTTAATTTATTATTACTACCAGGTGTAATTAGAAATCAAAGTGCTCATACATCTATTATATCAAAGGCTATTGATGTTTGTGAAGCTAGAGGTGATGCATTTGTTATTGTCGATAGTGTTAATTATGCAACGGATGCTTTTAATCTTGTTAAAAATGAAGCCAAAGCTATGGATTCAAATTATGCTGCTACTTATTGGCCTTGGGTTCAAGTTCCAGATCCTCAAATCGGAACAAATGTTTGGGTGCCACCATCAGTTGTAATGGCTGGTGTTTATGCTTATAATGATAAAGTTGGAGCTCCTTGGAATGCTCCTGCTGGTTTAAGTAGAGGAACAATTACAACAGCAGTTCAAGCTAAAAGAAAATTAACTCACGGAAATAGAGATGATTTGTATGAAGCTAATGTTAATCCAATTGCTACATTCCCTGGTCAGGGTGTTGTTGTTTGGGGACAAAAAACTCTTCAGAAGAAAGCATCAGCACTTGATAGAGTAAATGTTAGAAGATTGATGATTAAAGTTAAGAAGTTCATTTCAGCTTCTTCAAGATTCCTTGTGTTTGAACAAAATAATGCTCAAACAAGAGAGAGATTCTTGAATATTGCTAATCCTTATTTGGAACAAGTTCAAGCTCAAAGTGGTTTGAACGCATTTAAAGTTGTAATGGATGAGACAAATAATACTCCTGATATAGTAGATAGAAATATCCTTTATGGTCAAATATTTGTTCAACCAACTAAAACTGCTGAATTTATTGTATTAGATTTCACTATACAACCTACAGGTGCAACATTTCCTGAATAAATAGATAAAAAATAAAACACTAAAGATGAGGTTTATTGAAATATAAACCTCATTTTTTTTACTTTTTCAATATTTATATATGAAAATATGTGTTGTTAGTTGACACTTAATATAATAGGAGAAAGAATATGGCAACTTTGATTGATGCTAATCAAGCGATGTTTACACCGTTTGAACCCAAATTAAAAAATCGTTATGTAATGGCAATTGATGGGATTCCTGCCTATCTAATCAAAACAGCTAATAGACCAAGTATTTCATTTGAAGAAGTTGAATTGAATCATATGAATGTAAAAAGATATGTTAAAGGTAAGGCTTCTTGGGAAACAGTTGAATTTACAATGTATGATCCAGTTGTTCCTTCAGCCGCACAAGCAGTAATGGAATGGGTAAGACTTTCACATGAATCAGTAACGGGTAGAGATGGTTATTCAGATTTCTATAAGAAAGATGTATTAATTAAAGTTTTAGGTCCTGTAGGTGATGTTGTAGAACAATGGACATTAAAAGGATCTTGGATACAAGCAGCCAATTTTAATGATTTAGATTTTGCTTCAAGTGATCCCGCTGAAATATCAGTTACTTTAAGATATGATTACGCAATACTTGAATTCTAATCAGTAGAAAAAAATAATTCCGATAAAAATCCTCAATAAAAATTGGGGATTTTTTCTTTATGTATATATTTATATATGAAAATGTTATGTAAAATAATAAAGAGGTTATTAAAGATGTCAGAAAAAACTCAATTAACTACATTTAATGAGATTATAGAAGTAGTACTAAAACACGAAGGTGGATATGTAAATGACCCAAATGATTTGGGTGGTGAAACAAATTTTGGTATAACTAAACGGTTTTATCCAGATGTGGATATAAAGAACTTAACTAAAGAACAAGCTAAAACAATATATCATCAAGATTATTGGAGAAGGGCTAAATGTGATGAAGTTCCCCCTCGACTACGACATATCTATTTTGATATGTGTGTGAACTTTGGACAGGGTGGAGCAGTTAAGGTTTTACAGAGAGCAGCAAATGCTAAAAACAAAGAAAAAATTGATGTAGATGGTGGTATAGGACCAGCTACACTAAAAGCAATTCAGAATCTTGAACTTGAGAGAGTACGAGCTTATCGAGTATTAAGATTCGCTAACTTAGTTATCAAGAAACCAGAACAAGAACGATTTTGGTTTGGTTGGTATAGACGGGCAACCGAAGTATAGGGAGGTAATGTAACATGGCAACAACAAACGAATTATATGAAACATTAAACAATTTATGGGAAGATTTTCAAGAAAATCATAGAGCATTTACAGAAAAAGGTAACAAAGCCGCTGGTGGTAGAGCACGCAAAGCAGTTGGTGAAGTAAAGAAACTTGTTACTGATTATAGGAAAGCATCTGTAAATGAATCAAAATAGTAGGAGCTAAAAATGGCAGAAAAAAAACAAGAATTTAAATTTCCAACGGAAACAATAGAATTACCAAGTGAAGGAAAACTTTATTCAAAAGATTCACCATTGAAAAGTGGTAAAATTGAACTAAAATATATGACAGCTAAAGAGGAAGATATCCTTACATCACAGAATCTTATTAAAAAAGGTGTTGTAGTTGATAAACTTCTTAATTCTCTTATTGTTACTGAAGGAATAACATCGGAAGATTTAGTAGTTGGTGATAAAAATGCAGTTATGATAGCTGCTCGTATTCTCGCATATGGTGGTGAATATAATGTTGAAGTTACAAATCCTAAAACAGGAGAAGCATTTCCATATACATTTGATTTAACTTCTTGTGAGTTTAAAGAATTGCCAGAAGATGTAGATTATTCGGAAAATAATTTTGAATTGGAATTACCAATTACAAAGGTAAAGATAACATTTAAACTTTTAACTGGTAGAGATGAAGCTGCAATAGCAGATGAACTTAAATCCTTACAGAAAATAGGACAACAAGCCGAAGTTACAACTAGATTAAAAAAAGTAATTACTTCTATTAATGGTGATGATACTAAATCTATTGTCAATAATTTTGTAGATAATATGTTATCAAAAGAATCTCTATTTTTAAGAGATGAAATAGCAAGAATTAATCCTGATATTGACTTATCACAGGAAATAGATTTGGAGGGTGAGACGGTATCATTGGACATTCCAATGACCGTCGAATTTTTTTGGCCTAAGGCCGGAGCATAGGTCTACACTTCACGAAAATATATTTCAATTATTGTATTATTCACAAGGTGGGTTTACTCACAATGATATATACAGTATGCCCACTTATTTAAGAAATTTCTATTCTCAACAATTAGTTAAAGTTAAAGAATTAGAAAAGAAAGAAATGGAAAAAGCTAAGAAGAAACCATCTTCTGGTATAAGCAGACCAAATATTCCACAAAGATAAGACAATAACTTTTCCACAAACTTTATATTTATATATGAATTGGTACATCTAAATGGAGAAAACCATGTCAAAAAAGAAGTCATATATGAATACATCAAATATTATCAAAGAGGGCGTTCTTGATAAAATATTTGATTTCATAAAAAAACATAAAGTTAAAAAGCTTGAAAAAGCTTTTAAAAATCAACCAGAAGTCAAAAAGAAAATTAAACATTTAAATGATCTTGCCTTAGAAACTGAAAAAGTTTTGAAAAAGTATGGTATAGATAAAGAAATTCATAAAATTAAATAGAGATAGTTAATGGCACCAAAAGATAAAACAACGGATATGAGAAGAAAAGAAGCTAAAGCTTTAAAAAAGGCTTATGACGAAGCTGCTGTAGATTTTGGTAAAGAATTAACAAAACAAATTAAAAAAGCTAATCTTACGGGTGCTAGTGATTTTAGAAAACAATTTTTAGATCAAGCTCAAGCGGCCAATGAATTAATTCAACGAAACCAAAGAAAGTTACAAAAAGCTGGATTGGGTGATTTAACTAAAGAATATACAAATGCTCTTCAAGGAGTTCAAAGTGGAATGTTAAGTCAAGACGAATTTAAAGCTATATCTGATAAATTTGAACAGGAGATGAAGAAAAAAGCACCAAAAGTAGCAGAAGATTTAGGATCTTCAATACAGGGTACTTTGGGTAATCTTCAATTAGATGCTGCTAGAAAAAATATAGAAGATTCGGTTGAAAGTGGTATTAATGGTGCGCTTGATTTTATACCATCAAATTCATTTACAAAAGCTATTGGTATTGATGATGGTATTTCAACCATTGGAAAGATGTTTGCTGAAAAAATAGCACCTATGGCTTCAAGTGTAGGTAAATTTATAGCTGATAATTGGAAAGTGGCACTTGGTGCTGGGTTGGCTATTTTTGTAGCTGGGGCTTTAATAAAAGGTATTGCTGATGCTACTGATAGAATAGGTGAATCTTTTGGTGCTATGGGTGTTACTGAATTTAAAAGTGATTTATTGGGAGCTGAAGCTAGTGCTGTCAGATTGGGATATGGTTTTGAAGATGTAGCTAGTTCCACAAATGAATTAGCAAATAATTTTGGTGTGGGTGTTGGTGATGCTATTGAAATGAGTAAAGCGACAATGGATACTGCTAAAGCTTTAGGTATAAGTACTCAACAATCATCTCAATTAACTGGTATGTTGATGACTATGGCTGGACATTCATCTGAATCAGCACAAAATTTCTTAAAACAAACTAAAGCATTAGCTATGTCTGCTGGAGTAGCTCCAGCAGGTGTAATGGAAGATATAGCAAGTTCTTCAGAAGAAGTGGCTACATATACAAAAGGTTCTGGTGAAAATATTGCAAAAGCTGCAGTAAAAGCAAAACAAATGGGAATGACTTTGGGTGATGTAGCTAAAATCGCCGATGGTTTATTGGATTTTGGTTCTTCATTGGAAGCTGAAATGAATGCATCAATAATGATTGGTAGAAAGTTAAATTTACAGAAAGCCAGAGAATTAGCCCTTGTTGGAGATTTGGCTGGATTACAGAGTGAAATTTTAGAACAAGTTGGTTCTGAAGCTGAATGGAACTCTATGAACGCTTTACAACGAAAAGCTATGGCTGATGCTATTGGGGTTGGTACTGCTGAAATGTCAAAGATGGTATCAGAAGCAGGTAAAACAACAAAAGAACTTGCAAGAATGAGAGAACTTGATATTAGTGAAATAGCATCTAAAGAAGCTATATCAAATATAACATTACTTACTAATCAGGTTAAAGCATTTGGTATTCAGATATTAAGTGGTATTGCTTGGTTATCTTCATTTGGTGGACTTTTAGATAATGCTAGTTCTGGTTGGCAGATGTTTGGTGCGGCTTTAGCAATTGGAGCTTCTGTTATTGCTAGTGTTTGGATATTTGGTAAACTTGCTGCTCTTGGTATGACTGCTTTTGCTGGTTCATTGGGTCCTCTTACTGCTGGTTTGACTGCTTTAGGAACTATTGGTTCAATTGGAATTCCAGTTTTAGTTGCTATTGGTTTGGTTGGTTTAACTATAGTAGGTATATTGAAGATGTTACCACCTATAATAGATTCTTTGGCTGGTGGGTTCGCACTTATTGGTAATACAATAACAAATTCACTTTTATTGTTAGCTGAACCGGGTATAATATTAGGTATAATGGGGTTAGCTGCTGGTTTTTGGATGTTAGCTTCAGCTTTGAGTACGCTTGCTATTGCTGGTATGGCTGCTATGCCTACATTGGCTGTTATTGGTGGTGTGGCTGCTATAGCAGGTGCTGCTGGATTGGGTGCTTTTATTGGAGGAAGTGAGAGTAATAAGGAAGAGTTGGATACATTGAAAAAAATTGAAGAAGGGATAAATTTTTTAGTGACTGGTTTTGGTGGAAAGGTAACTAAAGATGGTAAATATATAGAAGATTTTGCTGGTAAGATACCCAAAAAAGCTGAACTTGGTACAAGTTTAATATAACAGGAGATAATAATTGGCATTCGATAATTTAAAAGATGCGTGGGATAGAATAACAGAGAAATACCATCAAAGCGCTGGATCCGATTGGAAAGATTATATGGAGACGACCGGACGTAGTCAGGAAGATATAGATGCATTTTTAGATGAAAAAGATCAACAAATGTCACAATTATCTACAATGAATCCTGATGGTTGGGAGGAAGGACAATCACCAACAGTAACTTTTTCTACTCCAGAAGATGGTACACCGTTAGGTAGATGGTCAGATCCTATATTATTTAGTATGTTTGCTGAACAAGCCTTGCTTGGTGTATCTCAAAAAAAAGAAGTATCAAATTTTGAAGTTCAATATGGACCTATAGCTCCAAGTAATCTTACAGATATGAGTAGTATGTTTTCTTTATCTTCTTTGGCAACACAACCACAAGAAGTTAATTATATGCCAGATAATAATGTTTTAGGATTTAAGGCTAATAAAGAATATAAGTCACCAAGTGACATTTTGGGTTATCAAGCAGGTTGGGGTTGGGATCCTACAACTTCTAGATATGAGGCTCGTAGTTGGGATGGTGGTAATGTAACATTTAGTGATACACCACATTCATTTGCTTCACCAGGAACTGCTCAAAGTGGATTAGCACCACCATCAGCTTCTGTTGGTACTCAATGGATACCATCAACTGATTATTACGATAGTATTCATACTAGAAATGCAATATCTGATACATTTGGTGGGCCTGTAGATTTCTTCGATAATACAGGTGCTAATGGATTTACATTATCTGATTCAACTACTCCATTTACAACTCAATTTAACAATATTACTGGTTTAAATTTTGAAAAACCAGATAGTATAATGAATTTTGATAGTTGGAATGTTGGTGGTAATATATTTCCAGGACCTGTAGATTTTATGAGTGGGGTAAATTCATATTATTCTACATTAAATCCAGCAGTTCCAGGATTTACATTAGGTTTTGGTATTTCAAAATTAGGTGATAATCCGGCTACTGACGCAGAAATAGAAACTAATTATGAACTTGGATTACCATCTGGATATGCATATGGTGTTGGTAAAGCTGGTAATTCAAGATATATACAAAGCGATGGTACAATAATTTCAACTGGAACTCATACTGATTTTCATAATAATGGGTTATCTTTTACTAATACTGATGGTGATACTGGAGTAGATTTTTTAGATGCGGTTAGAAAGGCTAGTTATAGTTCTCATACTCATTGGGCTTCTGGAACTGGATCATTGTCTGGTTTTGATATAGGTTTTAATACTAATACTCCTGGTCAAACTTTTGGTAGTTCTAAATATCAAGGTATGATGGATGAGACACTTTCTGGTTTAACTGGAACTATATATTCAGGTAGATTAGAGAATATATATACTACTGCTGCAAATACAGTAACATTTGGAGATACAAATCTTCAGAATTTTATGATAGCTTCAAATGACTATACACAAAATGATGGGTTTATGGAAAAAATAAATGTATTGTCTGGTAGTAATTATATGGGTATGCCTATTGGTGCTGATGATACTGCGCGTTTTGCTACTTCTTGGGATCCATCAACGAGTTATTACGATAGTAATTATACAATAAATAGTCCAACTTCTACTAATATTTGGGGTGGAGTTCCTACTTCTTTTAGTCAACAAACAGCTAGTGGTGTTAATTTTATAAGTCCATTTAATAGAAGTAGTTATGGCGCACCACATTCTTTTGTAACAGATGGTGGATCCGGTTCTGATTCCAGATTTACAACATATTATAATCCATCATTTCCTGGTGGTTATAGTGTAAATACTCCAAATGGTGAGTCACAACTTTTAACTCAATTGGTAGACAATAATGGTACTGTATTATCTAATAGACTTGAGGATGTATATACTACAACAGGTGGTAGTACTAATACATTTGGAGCTGGTGTAGATTTTATGAGTGGAAAGTCACTACATGAAGCTAGTTTGGCTAATTCAGCTTCTATATCTGGTTTTGATTTGAATATAGATGGTGGTTATCCAACTTCACCAAACAGTGTATGGGGTGGATGGACTGTTGGAAATCCACAAGGTGATTCCAAATTAATTAATATGGTATGGACAGACCCAAACAACCCTAATGCACAACCTACTTTATTAACATCTCTTTGGTCTGGATATGATACAGATGCTAATGGTATATTAGATAATTTATTAAATTTTCCAGGTCCTATTGGTAACTTTCAACTTTATAATGGTAATATGTCTGATAGTAATTATGATGGTATAAGTGATGATCCGTTATCCAGAACATGGAATCCATCAACATCTTATTACGACAGTGTTAATAATGCAAGAAATTACCCAGCTAGAGATGGTTATGGAAATCAAACTAATACAGGTGCAAGTCTTGTTCTTGATCTTTATACAAGTGCATCTTCAATGGATATTGAAAGTGGAGAGAAAAGTTACATTAGTAAAGGTCTTAATATGAGAGGTAGCGACTCCTATCAGTTTGATAGATTATATAATACAGACCATACTGTTAATACAACTGCAGCTGATGCAAATGGAACAGAGACTACTCTTAAATATTTGGGACAAAAAATTGATGGATCTGATATAGTTGCTTCAGAACATTTTAATTTATCTTCTAATGAATGGGTTGTAAACCCAAATAGAGTAGCCGGAACAGGAAAAGAATATGGGCTCGGTGTTTTTGAAGCTGCTACTGCTTGGTTGAGTCAGGAAGGATCTATTGGTGGTGGTTGGAGTCAAATATCTTGGGATTTTGGTGTTAAACAAGCCACAGAAAGAGGAACTGTTAATGAACCATATGTAATTCAAGATGTGGGAAGTCAGTCTCAAAAATGGACAGATCAATATTTTCCAACAACTGCTTTACAAGATGATACTGAAAGAGTTGGTAAATTTTTGAGTTCACAAATGGGTGAATTGTTTATTGCAAATCAAAATCTTTTGGGAACTTTTCAACAATATCAACCTCTTTATGATCCAAGTTCAACTATGTTAAATGTTATGACACCATCTGAAGGTCTTGGAACTATTCAAGTTAATTTTAGAAGAGATGCCGGTACATTGGGTGGACTTGCAAATTTATTAGCACCTGTTACTTATACAGAATGGCTTGATGTGAGAGCTGGTGAGGGTGGTTTTGATCAAGTTGGGGAGGTAGTTCAAAGTGCTGGTAGAAGTTTCCTTACTGCAGATGCTACCTATGCTGAAAAAGAAACTACACATAAACCATTTGCTTTTAGTACATTGGATTGGTTAACGGGTGACAGTAATTCTGTTATGAGTTATTTTGATACTGATATCCCCAAGGCTAAGGATCCTGCTGGTATAGATAAAACATCTGGAATTTCATCTATGAATAATGTACAAAAATCTGTATCTACAAATGCACCATTGGGTGATTTGGGTAAGGGTGATATATATACTATATTTCCTATTCAAGCTACAGATGAATTTAGTAGTATAGCTAGTTCAGCAGCAGGAATGAATAGTTCCACACATGGAATGCCATTTTACTTTAAAGATTTGAGAGATAAAAATATTATATTTTTTAGAGCATATATAACAGGTTTATCAGAAACTATAAGTCCAAGCTGGAATTCTGAAACTTATATTGGTCGAAGTGAGCCAGTTTATACTTATTCAAATGCTGAGAGAGAAGTTAATTTTTCATTAAGATTAGCAGCACAAACGAAAGATGAATTAAATATGATATATGTAAAATTAAATAGATTGACATCCCTAGCATATCCAGAATATCATCAATTTGAAGATCCACATATAGTTGAAAATGATGAAGGTGAAGAAGTAGCTTCAATTGATAGTAAAGTGATGATGAAACCACCAATGATGAAATTTAGATTAGGTGAATTATTTGGATCTTCTACACCTTCGGATGCTACAACACCACATAGAGCTGAAGCTGTAGGATTTATAAAGAGTTTATCTTATAGTTATCCAGATGAAAGTCCCTGGGAGATTCAGGAAGGATATAGAGTTCCAAAAATAATAGATGTTGAGATGGGAATACAAGTAATTCATTCAACAGTTCCTAATTATGAATTTGCAAAGAAAACTTCTAATGCAGCTAATCAAGAAACATTTTATGGTATAACAAAGAGAATATATGATAAACACATGAATAATGCTATGTTAATGAAAAACAGACCAACACCATCACCATCGCTTTAGGAGATTAATTAAATGGCTAAAAGATATGAAAATACAAAAACTAGAAACAGTATATCTCATCGTGGGTTAAAAGTTTCACATCCATATAATATAAATTCACAATCTACAACTATTTATAGTGTAATACCAAAATCTGATTCTGACATTTATGTTTTGACACAACCAGGAGATAGATTAGATTTACTGGCTGAACAGTATTATGGTGATGTTAATTTATGGTGGTATATTGCTAAGGCAAATCATTTAAGATTTATGACACTTGAACCAGGAACATCATTGAGGATACCAACTACAACACAATATGCAATAGGAAAATAGGTTATGGCTGTAAAAGGAATAAAAAATAGAATTTTTGGTTCTGACATACCAACAGTAATTAAAAAGAAATTGGAATCTAGGCAACAACTTGCATATAAATCTCCAGCTAACCCTAACCAACAAATAGAACAAAGAGTTCAACATCAAGATGCTAGTGGTAATGATATTAATTATACATTTGATGAATTAAATAATATGAATTTTGGTGGTGTAGCAGAATTGTCTTCTCGTACACCATTTGTTAGGATGTGGACATCTCTAAAATTATCTAGAGACGAAGTTATAGAAGAGGGGCTCTCAAAACAAGCTGCTGAAGATTGGAAGAAAGAAAAATATGCAGAAAATAATGATGGTGAACGTATAAATGCACTTAAACCGGAATATAAGGATATTTATTTGAAGAAGGTTGGGGATGTTTATAACAAACATAAATGGTCTCCAATACCAGCTGATGAGGGTAAATCATTTAAAAGAATATACCAAATTGGGAATCATGTATTAAATACATTGGAGAGGGGACCAAACAGTCAGGTTACAAAAGATCCAGAAGGTATGAGTGAAGGTATGACACGGGGTGTTTTACCATATGAACAAGAAACAGATAATAATCAATATTTAAGACCACCTGCAGGTATAACTGGTTTATCATCGGAAACTGAAGGAGCTTTAGGTACTATTAAAAAAACTACTGTTAATTTCCAAGTTCATAATTTTTCAGATTTTGAGAGAATTTATTTAAGATATTTTTTAAGACCTGGTGCACAGATATTTGTTGATTTTGGTTGGGATACTTCAAATTTATATAATATAAAAACTTTGTTGGAAAAACCCGATGAATTGGAAGACTTACTATATGGTGATACTGGTTCTGTAACAACTTCAAAGGGTGATTTAGAAACTATAGTTGGTCATGTTATAAATTATGATGCAAAAGTAAGAGAAGATGGTGGATTTGATTGCATGGTTGAAATAGTATCTAAAAATACAGCACTCATAAGTAACGCTTTTGATCCTAATTTGAAAGAAAGAGTTAAATATGGTTTAGATATAGAAGCGTTAGGTATGGCTGTTTCTGGAGTTTTAGGTGATAATAAAATATATGATAAGGCTGCTAGATGGGGGGAAGATCCAGATACAGAAGAGGAATTAAGAGAAACTTTAGAAGCAGCTGCTTTAAAATTATTAGGTGGAAATGGGTATCAATTACCCGGTACTGCTGAATTGGGATCTTCTATGTTAGCATTAGAACATGGTATATATTATGCTGGTAGTGATGAAAATAATTTGAAATTATTTGCAAATTTTGGGTGGTTAGAAGATAGATTTTTTAATAAAGAATTTGGATTTAGTGATGATATGTCATCTTTAACAAATGCAAATCCATCTAAAACAAAATTAGATGAGGGTTCACTAAAAGCAAAATTTAATTCAAGAAATTCTTTTGTCAAATATTCTATCGATTTAAAAAATGCTATGACACAGAGGCATTATTATGAGGGTGCTGTATTTCTATATCCAGAGACTTGGGGAAGTGCTGGTCCAACTTATAATATAAAAAATGGTATGGTGCCAGATAGATTTAGTGACGCTACTGGAAATTTAATTGATCCAGCCAATATGACTCCAGATCAATATGCAGCTGCTGAAGAATTTGATAAATCATGGGATTATAAATCAGTTAATATGGGGGGAAGACGTTGTCCATTAAGAGAGATATTTGTTTCTATTGATATGATTAAGGAATCTATGGATTTGGCTACCAGTGCTATGGAATTTTTTAATAATATTATGAGTAGAATAAAAGATGCTAGTGGTGGGATTGTTGATTTGGCTGTAAGATCGAATAATTATAGTCAACATACTATATCTTTTATAGATCAAAATTATACTAATGATTATAATGGACAACCACTCGAACAACAAGAAATGCCTGAATTCTTAAAAAAATTATTTTTATTTAAACCATATAGTAAAAATACTATAGTTAAACAATATGACTTACAATTTAAAATGCCTACAGGTGGGTTGGGAAATATGTTGGGAATACAAGCTGCTGGTTCTGTAGATACATCATTGTCAATAAATTCTATGGTAGATGGTTTTGTAAAATTAGAAATGTTAAGTAGGCATATAAAGAATCAGAGTGATATATTTATTAGATATAATCCTTCAATCGGTGAAGAAGCTGGTAGAAGATTTGAAAAAATAACTGGTCAATCGAGTGCCGGAACATTTAGTTTTAATAAAAAGGTACATCTTTCTTCTGGTTGGTCAAATACAGAAGAAAATTTAAGAAAAGTAGCTGAAGGTGGATTTGCAGATGTTATTGATATATCCGGTAAAAGAGCATCTGACACTACGATGGATGATTTTACTAAGGTTATAAATTATAATCTTAATAGAGCTGTAGATCCTGATAATGATTTAGATGGTCATTTAGTTAAACCAACAGCTGTAGATGATGAAGAGACTCCGGAAGATACCAAAAGGGCAGAAGATAATTTAGCTAGAGCTAAAGGTCAAAAATTAGTTAATACACCATACGATTTTTGGATAAAGAATGCTACTCATGCGGCGTGGAAAGTAATGAGTCCAACGACATTTATAGAAGCTTCTTTGACTATTTATGGTATATCATCTTTAGTTCCTGGTGATTTGATAAGAATTAATTATTTACCTGAAAATTATTTAAGAAATGTTTATTTTCAAATAACAAAGGTTTCTCATAATGTAGGAACTACATGGGATACTACCCTAACATGTATGATGAAAATATGTAGTAGTGATACCTCTGCAGGAAGCGCTGAATTTAGATTACGTAAAAGTTATTTAAAAAATGTATTAAAATTGAGAGATATAGATTCTATTCTTCATATGTTTGATAATTTAGAACCATTACCTGTTGACGCAGATTTGAAATATATAGACCAAAAATTTTTGTGTTATGCTTCTGCTGAGGCTGCTAAGTATCCAATAAATTTACCTCCTATACCAACAGATCAAAAAGAAAAAGTAGCTAAAAGGGGATTGGGTAATTTTTTAAAAGCCCAACAATCTCACGGACTTGCCGTTAAATATGAATTTGATGATTGGTGGGATTTTGGGTTGTTGAGTGCTACAGGTGCATTTACTCAACAGATTACATCTGGTTTTACTGATAGTCCAACCCCAACTCCATTTTTAATATATACTTCTGGAAAAAATTGGATGGTTACACCACTGGCTAGTGATAATCAGGGAAGTGGATATAAAAAAGAGTTAGAGAAAGGTGTAAATAAATGTTTTGCAAGAAGTATTCGTTCAGTTTCTGCAGCAAAGATGAACCCTAAACCATTTTATGAGAAAGAGGAAAAACCAAAAGTATCAAAGAGCCGACAAAAGTTTGAAAAAGAAGTTGCAAAAAATGGGTTTGCTATCAAAAATGGTGATTGGACTGGAACAAAATGGTACAATTATGATGATTTTATGAATTGTAGGAATAAAGGAAAAGGTTGTCCTGATACCTATGGTTGGAATCCATATATGAATGTTTATAGTCCAAAACCAGATAAATTAAATCCAGAATGGCATAAAAAATAGTTGTTTCATATACTAAAAAGGTTATATATTATAATATGAGTTATATTGTTATTCCGATATTTTCAGATCCATTCTTACATCCATTACATAAGGATAATGGATTATCCTTGCTATATGTTAAAGAATTAGATGGCGAGAGTAAGATGATTTGTCAGTTTCACCCCGATTGCGTTGGTGTACTTGAAGATTTTACTTGGTTGGAAAATGAACTAATTTTCACTCCAGATGCAAAGGTATTACAACATATTTACCCATTTAAAAATGTAGTAGATATGAATTGGGAATGGTGGTCTCAAAAAAATCAACCATTTGATATGAGTAAAATAAGGAATAATGCATATGATTTTTTCTACAATAAATATTACAATGCAAAAAGATTGAATGAAATAATACCCATATTAAAACACAAAGAATGGTGTGAAGAATTAGAAAAACAAATGGGAAAAATGATTGATATAAATAAATCATTGGGTTGGGAAGATTATGGTAAAGAAGTAACAGAAGCCTTCAGTTACATAGAAAAAAACGGAGTAAGAGTATCAGATGATGTATGTGATATATTTGATATGAGAGTAAAGAAACATATATCAGATGGTAGGTTATATACAAAATATAACTTATGGACATCTACAGGTAGACCAGCTAATTCCTTTGGTAATGTGAACTTTGCAGCTATGAAACCAGAACAACGGAAGGCAATTATACCCGAATACGATATGTTAGTGGAGTATGATTATGATGCATATCACTTACGACTTATAGGTGATTTGATAGGATATGAATTTGAGAAGGAATCAGTACACCAACACTTGGCTGAGAAATATGACAGTACATATGAGGAGTCAAAACAGATAAGTTTTAAGTTATTATATGGTGGGATAGACAAAGAAACAAGAGAAAACATAACATTTTTTGGATTAACATACGATAAAATCAATGCTTTTTGGGAGTATTATAATCAACATAATTTTATAAAAACTGATATTTATAGAAGGAAACTATTGTCTAAAAACTATACAGATATGAACAAAAATAAGTTGTTCAACTACTTGATTCAGGCATATGAAACCGAATCAAATATAAAGACGATAATTGAATTAAAACACTATTTATTAGATAAGAAGACAAAATTAGTTTTGTATGGTTACGATAGTTTCCTTTTTGACTTCTCTAAACAAGACGGAGTTTCTACTTTGACAGAAATAAAGAACATATTAGAGAGAAATGGACATATGGTTAAATCCAAAGCGGGTTCAAATTACGGCGAAATGAACGACATTTCGGATAGGTTATAGATGAATAATTCAATAATAGATGAAATACTAACTGAATGGGCATATAGAGTACCTAATGGTATGCCTAATCCAAAAGATAATTATGATTTAATTCAACTTGATGAAGTTTTAAGTAAAATAGATGCACCTCCTGGTTTTAAAATAAGAATGATGAATAGAATGAGAGGTATCACAGAGGCTACTTGTAATCAAGGACAGAATCCTGAAAGAGATGGTTGTGTAGCTGCTGATGGTTCTAAAGGTAGTGGTAAATCTAAAGAAAAGACAGATACTAAAAAACAAAGTTCTAATATTAGTCAAGAACAATTAGATTCAGTAGATGGTAAAGCTAAAGATGGTGGTATGAATGGAACTGTTAAAGCTCCAGGAACAGCATCATCCACAGTAAATGAAATAGGTGTTGGTATGGGTATGGATTGTTTAAATACAGGTAATCCAGATGCTTGTTTGGATGAAAAATTATCAAAATCTAAACTTGGTAAAAAATATAATAAACCAAAGTATAGAAAAATGATTATGCAGTCTGCTAGAATGGAAAAGAGAAGAGTTGAAAATCACATAAAAGAAAATGGTATGAATCCAGAAGCAACTACAGTTTCTCATGTGTGGGGTTCAAAAGATTCATTAGATGCTACTGCTAATAAATTAGAAGAATTAAAGAAACAAGGTGTTACGGAAGTAAATGGTATTCCTATTGATCAATATAAAAATATTGTATTAGGAGGAGGGGGTGGAGATGATCCAACCGATACTTTAGTTGTATTGGTAGACGAAAGTCAAAAACCACCAAAGGTTGAAATATTACATACTTCAAATAAAATGACATCAGAAGATATACAAGCCAATGGTTCACCTAATGAAGAAATAACTCAAACATCAAATGCTGCTAAGGAATTAGTTGAAAGTAAAGAAGATAAAGTTAAGGTAGATAAAGCTGATGAGGTTGCAAAGAAAAAAATAGCAACTGCTAGAGTAGAACAAAAACAATATATTGGTGCTCAAGGTACAAAGATGAATGAACATGTTCAAAATGATGCTACTGCTGATAGAATTTTAGCTAGAATGGAAAATGGTAGTGATGGTAATCCTAAAGGTATATCTTCAGCTGAAGGTAAATATTTAGGTAAGATGTTAATTAGAAAAGAAGTTAAAGTATATATGAAAGAAAATGGAATTGAACCACCAATATCTCCAGAACAAAAAAGAACATTATTACGGGTTTATACAAATGCTATATCACAACCAGGTGCTGATTTAAGAGATGAGGATGTTCAAATTTTAAGTAGATTATATAAAGATGAAAAATATTCTACAGGTAGAGATGGTGCTGATGAACCAATATTTAGTGAACAAAAAATGAAATCATATTATGAAAAACAAACTGATGCTATAAATGAAAATAGAGAGATGTTGAATAATATTAAACCTGGTTTAGGTGATAAAGTATTTACAAGAAGAATGATTAAAAGATTACATTTAGATGTAGCTGAGGGACATAATCCAGGTGGTATCCCAAATAAAAACTTTACATTAAATATGGGTGAGTATCCAAGAAAGGATTTAAAGAGAGGCAAAGATGGTAGTTTATATGAAAAGAAAAATGGTAAGTGGTATAAAGATGGTGAATCTGAACCAAGTGATTTAAAAGATAAAGATTTACAAGATTTAGATTGTGGCGTAACTGCTGATGCAAAAACACATCAAAGTTGTTTAGGATTAAAAGAGGGGGAGAAAATAGAAGATGGGTTTGATGTTAGAGTTGGTGATATAGAAAAAGAAGGAGAATCTTATAAAGCTATTATATATGATAGAAAGGGTAATGTAGTAGCATTTCAAACTTGTCGATCTAAATCTGGCCCAGGTGGTGCTGTTAATGATACTATTCAATGGTCACCGAATTATCAAAAATGTATGGCTAAACATACTGTTAAGAGTGGGAGATGTGGTTAATGAAAACTCAACTACTAGCCACATTCACAACAAAAGAAGATTTGGACAAAACAATCCGAAAAATACAGAATGCCTATAAAATCGCATTTAATAAGATATATGTATTACAGAATGAAAATAATGTGAATGAGTTAATATGTACATATAATGTAGATTTAAATGCAGGTGCAGATTACAATGATGTAAAGGGAACTATATCTCTTCATAGGAAGAAACATTCCAATACATTATACACAATAAATGCATTGAATGAAGTAATCGCTGAATTAAATAATGGATTAGTAGATAGTAAATTTATTGTACCTTGGGAGAATTTTAAGAATACTCTTATGGTAACAAATTCAGATGGATTAAATAAGATATCAACAAGGATTTATAAAATAATAAAAATAAATTAGGATGAGAACAAAGCCGGTTATAACTACAATAGAAGAGGAAAGCTACCCACCTTCAAAGGATGCTTTTAAGATTAATTCATATGAAGATATGGAAATTACTGAATTTTTTGTTGGTAATGAAAAAACATTAATTGTATATATAGATAATATATATGTCAATCCAATGAAAGTTAGAGATTATGCATTATCATTACACTATACATCAGATCGATCGCTTACATTTGGAGCTCCACTTGTTAGGGCAATGATTCGTAAAAAACATCTTCCTTCAAATCCTAATTACTCGCAACTTATTGGTAAATTTTATAAAGATAGAGATAAATATTTATTTAATAATTCTCTTGGTATGAGTGATAATTCAGCTTTTCAATTTATAAAAAGTAGTAGAGAATGGATGAACGATTGTTGGAGGGATGAAGGTGTTAGATTGGGACAAAGTTTTATACCACATGTAGATCATGCATATGGTGGTGGAAAAGAAACTTATGGTGCTCAAGGACAACCCAGTTTAGTTTCTTTAATTTATTTAAATACAGATGCGCAATGTGCTGGTGGAACAGCTTTTTATAGATTTAAACCTACACAATCAGAAAAGATATTGATATCAGAAGATTCTGCGGATGCTATCAACTATACTGTTAATAAGGGGGCAATACCATTATGGTATCAAAATAAGACTGATAGCAAGTATTGGGAATATATAGGTGCAACGGAGATGAAATTTAATAGGATGATAATATATCCTGAAAATCTATGGCATAATCCGTATATGGAACAAGATGATTTTAATGGAGATTATAGAAGATTGGTACAATCATTCTTTTCTTAAAAATGTTCGAAATAAATAATAAAATGAAAATTAACGAATTTTTTGTGGGAAATTCCAAAACACCAATCGCATATATAGATAATTTTTATGTTAATCCAAATAAAATTTTAAATATAATGGATTCTCTTGATTACTCCGATGATAGAAATATAACTATGGGAGCACCCACATACAGATCTTCAGTTTATATAGAAAAAAATTTTAGATCGATATATTTTGAAATAATTAAAAAAATATTTGGTTATTATAATAAAATAGAAAGGGGTAATAAGGGATATACAAGTTTATTTAATGATAATGCTGTATTTCAGATTATGAATGGTGGTAAAAAAAATGAAAGTGAATTTTTTATACCACATGTAGATAGCGCTGGTATATTTAGTCAAGGAATACCACGATTAGCGGGTGTGTGTTATTTAAATTTCGATGAAGATTGTACGGGTGGAACGGCTTTTTATAGACATAAACCAACTGGTACAGAAATTGTTAAAACATTAGATCAATTTAAAGATATTTATAAGATAGATAAGGAGTATTATGATTCCAATGGTTATCCAGATTTTTATGTAGGTAATGGTGATAATCAATGGGAACTAATAGGTAAAGTTAATATGAAATTTAATAGAATGGTATTATATCCAGAAAATATATTTCATAGTGCTTTTTTAGAAAAAAATGATTTTATGAAAAATAATAGAAAAACTCAATTATTATTTTCTTAAAAAAAAGCTTGTTTTATATGTCCAAAAGGATATATATTATAGTGTAGTACAAAATAGGTTATATGGTTATATGGAATAACCATAAATAATAAACAATAAAAGATAAAACACGGAGAAAACGCATGGACTTAAATGCAATAAAAACAAAGCTAGAATCGTTACAGAGTCAAACAACAACCTCAAACAACTTTTGGAAACCAGAACCTGGAAAACAAATAGTTCGTATTGTTCCTTATTCACATAATAAAGATAATCCATTTGTGGAATTGTTCTTTCATTATAATTTAGGACAAAATAAAACTTATATGTCACCAATGTCATTTGGTCGACCAGATCCAGTTCAAGAGTTTGCTGATAAACTTAAATCCACAGGTGATAAAGATGAGTGGATTCAAGGTAAAAGGTTAGAACCTAAAATGAGAACTTTCGCTCCTGTCATCGTAAGAGGACAAGAATCAGAAGGTGTTAAGTTTTGGGGATTCGGTAAGACTGTATATCAAGAACTATTAAGTGTGATTGCAGATCCTGATTATGGTGATATTACAGATCCTGTAAATGGTAGAGATATTATGATTGAAAGACAAACACCTGCTGAAGCTGGTAATCAATATGGTAAAACTACTGTAAGAGTTAAACCTAATATGACTCCACTTACTGAAAATAAAGAGCAGTTAGAAACATTGTTGAACTCTCAACCAAATCTAACAGAACTTTATACTGAACCATCTTATGATGATTTGAAAGATGCTCTATCTGGTTATCTTAATCCAGAAGAAGCTACTGAAACAGATACAACTACAACATCTAATGGTGTTGCTGCTACTACAGCTCCAACTTCAAATACTGGAACTGCTAAACCAGCTGCTACTAAAAAGACAGATGATGTTGAAGATGCATTTGATAGTTTGTTCAATAATTAATAATCAGTAATCGAATTGTGTGGTTGTTGAAGATTGAGATAAAACCGCTCATGTACTTGCTACCGGATACAACCACAAATTCATAAGGAGAAAAGTTATGTCAGATAAGCGTGACGAATTGGCGGGTGTAATAGCCTCCGAATTAAATAAAACATTTAAACATCAAAAGGTTGCATACTTTCTTGATGAGGATTCAAATCCAACCGATATTACTGATTATATTTCTACTGGTTCAACTATATTAGATTTAGCTATTGCTAATAAACCTAATGCTGGTGTACCTGTGGGTAAGATTACAGAACTTAATGGTTTAGAGGGTAGTGGTAAATCTTTAATAGGTGCTCACCTACTAACATCAACACAAAGAAAAGGTGGTGTCGCTGTCTATATAGATACAGAGAGTGCAGTATCACCTGAATTTCTTGATGCTATAGGTGTAGATACAAAGAATATGTTATATGTTCATTTGGAAACTGTTGAAGAGATATTTGAAACTATTGAAACTATTGTTTCTAAAATCAGAGAATCAGATAAAGATAGATTAGTTACTATATTGGTTGATTCATTAGCAGCTGCTTCTACAAAAGTAGAGATGGATGCTGACTATGATAAAGATGGTTGGGCAACTACAAAGGCAATTGTTATAAGTAAGGCTATGAGAAAGATTACTCAAATGATTGCTCGTCAACAGATTGCTCTTGTATTCACAAATCAGTTAAGACAAAAATTAGGTGTAATGTTTGGAGACCCTTGGACTACTTCAGGTGGTAAGGCTCTTCCATTCCATTCATCAGTTAGAGTTAGACTTAAAAATGCAGGACAAATCAAAGATGGTAGTAAGAACACTATTGGTATTAAGATGAAAGCACAAGTGATTAAGAACAGATTAGGACCTCCAATGAGGACTGCTGATTTCCCACTTTACTTTGATACTGGTATAGATGATTATGGTAGTTGGTTGACTGTTATGAAAGACCATAAACTTGTTAAAGCCGCTGGTGCTTGGTATACTTTACCTGAAGTAGATACTAAAACTGGTGAGATAATCAAAGAACATAAATTTCAATCTAAAGATTTTGAAGAACTTATGAATAAGAATCCAGAGTTAAAACAAAATTGTTATGAGAGAATTTGTGAAGCTTGTATTCTTCAGTATGATTCAAAACAACTTGGTATAGATGATGTGTCTGAAACCGATGAGGTAGTGGATGAACTTTAACAAAAAGGATTTGAACGATAAGTTCATCTCATTTTTAGATCAAGTTAAAGACGAAGAACATAAATCAGTAACACATCTCAATGACAGAGTTTTAGTCATAGATGGATTAAATACCTTTATTAGATCATTTGCAGTAAATCCAGCCATCAATGAAGACGGATTACATATTGGTGGTATGATGGGTTTCTTAAAATCTATTCGTTATACTTGTGATATTCTAAAACCTTCTCGATGTATTATTGTCTTTGATGGTAAAGATGGTAGTAAAAGAAGAAGAAAGATATATCCAGAGTATAAGGAAAACCGAAAGGTAAAACAAAGACTTAATAGAAATGTTGATTGGGGTACTGCACCCCAAGATGAGGAGGAGTCAATGAAACAGCAGATGGGGCGATTGATTGAGTATCTCGAACAATTACCCCTGACGCTGATTTCAATTGATGGTATAGAAGCTGATGATACAATAGCCTATATATCACAACAACTTTTACCTAAAAGTGATATCTTTATAATGTCTACAGATAAAGATTTTTTACAACTTGTAGATGATAGGGTGAAAGTTTGGTCACCAACAAAGAAGAAACTTTATACTACAAATGAAGTGTTTGAAGAATATGGTATACATTCTAAAAATATGTTAACATATAGAATATTAGATGGCGATAAGTCAGATAATATAGCCGGAATAAAAGGCGCAGGACTAAAAAGTATAAAAAAATTCTGCCCGGAAATTTCATCTGAAGAAAATTTTGATGTTAGGGATTTATTGAAATTTGCAGAAAGTTCAAATAAAAAAATAAAACTCTTGGAAAATATAAAAAATAGTAGTAATTTAATAAAACGGAATTATCTATTAATGCAGTTAAATAATGTGGATATTCCAAATCATACAAAGATGAAAATACAAGGTGCAGTAAATGGTGAAGTACCACAACTAATTAAATATAAGTTCCAAACTATGTTTTTAAAAGATAAATTAACAAATGCTATTCCTAATCTTGATTCTTGGATTATGGAGTTTACCAGATTAGATAGATTTAGAGGCATAAAATAGTGAGAATAGTAGAAGAGATTGATGTAAATTATAGAGTTCCAATAAAAGTTATAGATGATTTTTATGACAATCCAGATGATGTTAGAAATATGGCAGTATCTGCTAAATGGTGGCCCTTTCCAGTTAGATATCAAGAAGGAAGGCCTAATTGGTATATAACTATGGAGAGGGATATAGATCGTTCTCCCAATGGAAAATGTTCTTTCAAACATGGTACTGTTCATAAAACAGATTGGCATAAAGATTTATTTAATAATTTTTTGGGTGAATATGATGAAAAAGTTGATGATGATTGGGATACTACTGCTGGTAGTTGTTGGAATGGAGCATTTCACTATAGAAATCATGAAGCTCAACCAATGATGATTCATCCGGATAGTTATCCATCTTCTTCTGATTTTCCTGACTTTTATGGTGAAAGTCATTATATTAAACGTGGTTATACATGCCTAACTTATTTAAATCCAATTACATTTAAACATTCAGGTACAACTATATGGTTGGATCGTGAAACTGATAAAACTTATTCATTGGTTTCCGAGTATCATTGGGAATACGAAAATCCAAAAAGATGGAAAAAAATAGCAACGATAGAAAATATTTATAATAGAGCAATATTTTTTAGATCTGATATTTTTCATAGAGGTGAAGCTGGATTTGGCAAAAACCAATATGACAGTAGATTACTTCATCAACATTTTTTTAATAGTAAACCAAAGGGAAAACAAAGTGGCAAATAAATTATCAGAATACGGACATACATTTCAGATAAAATCAATAGCTTGTCTAATGACAGATGTAGGATTTATGGGTCAGATATATGATATATTAGATGAGAAACATTTTGACAATGATGCACTTAAATGGATTGTAAAGGAATGTAAGTTATATTATAACGAATATAAAAAACCAATTACACTTGATGTGTTTAAGGTTAAAGTAAATGATGTACAGAACGATGTACTTAAAACAACTATTATAGAAAAATTAAAAGAAATTTTTAGATATCACGAGGCTCCAGATTTGGAGTTTATTAAAGATCAATCAATAAACTTTTTCAAAAATCAAACTCTTAAAAATGCTATATTAGAATCTGTGGAGATATTAGAAAGTAAAGGTGATTTTGAAAATATTAAAAACTTAATTGATACTGCTATGAGGTCTGGAACTGAAAGGGATTTGGGTCATGAATATTCAGAGGAAAATGCTATAGAAGAACGATATTCAGAGATGGCTCGTGACACGGTAGCTACCCCTTGGGATGTGATAAATGAATTAACACAAGGTGGTTTGGCTGGAGGTGAATTGGGTGTGATTGTTGCTCCCGCCGGTATTGGGAAGACATGGATATTATGTGCTCTCGGAGCCGGAGCCATGAAGAAGGGAACGAAAGTCGTTCACTATACATTAGAGTTAAATGAGGCTTATGTTGGATTGAGATACGATAGTTGTTTTACAGGTATAGCTAATCAAAATTTAAAGTATCATATAGATGAAGTAAAAGAAGGAATTGAAAAAGTAGATGGTGATTTGGTGGTGAAATATTTTCCAACAAAATCAGCTAGTGTGAATACCATTTCAGCTCATTTACAAAAAATGAGAATGATGGGAATGGATTTCGATATGGTAGTTGTAGATTACGCAGATATATTAAGAGATACAGGAAATGCTAAAGAAGTAAGACATGCACTTGGAAACATATATGAAGATTTAAGAGGATTAGCCGGTGAGTTTGAAATTCCAATATGGACAGCATCACAAGCAAATCGTTCAGCTTTAGATGAAGATGTGATTGAGGCAACAAAGGTGGCTGAATCATATCAAAAAGTTATGACAGCAGATTTCGTAGTATCTTTAAGTAGGAAAGTAGAAGATAAGATTGGTAATACTGGTAGATTCCATGTTATTAAAAATAGATTTGGACCTGATGGGTTGACATTTCCAGCAAAGGTAAACACTAATACTGGCGCTGTTGAGATATATGAATCAACATCAGTTGGTGGTAAAGAAACACAACAAAAGATTGATAATAGAGATAATCTGATGAAGAAAATGTTGGCTAATAAATATGAGGATATGATGAATGAAGATACTCCATCTTAACTTATATAGAAAATATTTTGATGCTATAGTAAATGGAACTAAAACCATTGAATATAGAGATAAAACAGATTATTGGAAAAAAAGAATTGAAGGTAGGGAATACGACATCATAAAATTTAGAAATGGTTATGCTACAGATGCACCTACGATGTTGGTTGAATATTTGGGGTATGATGTCACAGATAGATATGAAATAAAACTAGGTAAGATAACAGAGGTCAATTATGGCAAAAACAACAATTAAAGATATAGTAGATTTGTGGCAAGAAACACGATTTGGTCACTATAAAAAATGTCAAGAAAAACATCACGAATTTTGTGATTTGATGGATAAATTAAAAACTGAAATATATGGAGAAGAAGATGAAAACATTATATAAAGATACAGTTTCAACTACATTAGACAGTTGGTGGGATGTAGATAAAGTAGAATATTATAACGATGGGGAAGTAATAATATATTATACAGAAAAACATATTGAAAGTAACTGATTACATAGTAGAACCAGTTGAACGGAGAGTAATACAAAATTTTATACACAAACATCATTATTCTCATAACACTAATGGTATTCAGCAAATGGAGTGTTTTGCATTATTTAGGGAAGGTAGGTTCGGATTTGATAAGGAAATGATTGGAGCTGCTATGTATGCAATTCCATCAATGCCAGCAACAGCTAAAAAATATAATCCAGATAATCCCAATAGATGTAGAGAATTAAGAAGATTATGTTGTATAGATGACACACCTACAAATACAGAAAGTTACTTTATATCACAGACATTAAAATGGTTACGACAAAATACAGATGTGGAGGTAGTTGTATCTTTTGCTGATTTGGAAGAAGGACACAAAGGTGTAATATATAAAGCAACAAACTTTCATTATTTAGGTCAGACAGGAAAAGGGCAAACTCTTATGGTTGATGGTAAGAAATATCATGCAAGATCTATGAATCAGAAGTTAAAACCCTATAGTAGAGAGTTAAAAAGAAGATATGAAGCGGGTGATGAAAACATATATTATGTTAATAGAAAACCAAAAAATATTTATGTTTATTATTTAAGTAAAAAAGCAAAAAAGAAATATTTATATGTGGATTCCAGAAATTGATTTACATCACAAAAAATGGGGAGAAGTTACAGTGAATTTTGCCTTATCGGACAATTTTATAGAAAAATATAAAAGAAAAAAAGCGCCATTTGGATTTAATGGACTTGGTGAACTAGTATATATGAGAACCTATTCTCGACTTAAAGAGGATGGAAAAAATGAACAATGGTGGGAAACTGTTAAACGTGTTGTAGAAGGAACTTACAGTATGCAGAAGAACCACATTGAACGATATGATTTAGGGTGGAACGCGTGGCAAGCACAACGTTCAGCACAAGAAATGTATGAACGGATTTTCAATATGAAATTCTTGCCTCCTGGTCGCGGTCTGTGGTCGATGGGAACATCACTAACAGAAGAAAAAGGATTATACGCCGCCCTCAATAACTGTGCATTCGTATCAACACAAAACCTAAAAGATGACTTATCAAAACCATTCACATTCTTAATGGATGCAAGTATGGTTGGGGTAGGTGGTGGTTTTGATACAAAAGGTGCAGAATCATTTGTTATAAGAGGACCTAAAACAGATCGAGAACCGGAAACATATATTATACCTGATACAAGAGAAGGTTGGGTAGAATCTATGGCTAGATTATTAGATAGTTATTTTCTTGGTGTTGCTTATGTTGAGTTTGATTATACACAAATTAGACGTGCAGGTGCACCAATCAAAGGGTTTGGTGGTGTGG